TGCTAATACACCTATAGAAGAAATCAAAAAGCCCAAAGAAGAGAAAATCAAAGAACCTAAAAAGGGCAAGAAAGAGGACAAAGCAAATGACAAATGAACAAGTGGAGTTGCTTAAACTTGGCATTGCTCCTATTAATGACCGCACTTGTTTACTTGTTGAGAGTGCCTTGCAATGGGTACTTGATAACACAACGCTTAAATTTGATATGAACAGCGATACGGATTTAAAAGCCTTGCAATCTAATGTAAGGCTTTTTGTTGTTAAGTATTTTGATGTTATGGCAATGACGGGCGGCGTAACAAGTGAGAGCATAGAGGGATTGTCACAAAGCTTTGATACAAGCAATAAGAGCGATTTAATATGGCAGTTTGCAGAAGAACTGTTAGGCAAATGGCTTGTAAGCTGTGTTCGTTTCGTAACCGCTACACCGAAATGGTGATTTATTGAATTTTCTGTAAAATGCTTGAAAAATTGATATTATTTTGATATAATAATATAGGGATAGTGATTGCAACACGAAAGGCGGTTATCCCTGACCGCTTTCCCCGAATTTATTATATTATAGGGATATACAGAGGGAAGTATATGAGATTTATTGATTTAACAGGGCAGAAATTTGGCAGATTAACAGTTATTGAAAAAGCCGAAAAAACAAAACACGGAGCGACAAAATGGCGTTGTAAATGTGAGTGTGGAAATGAAACTTTTGTTATAAGCGACGAATTGCGAAAGGGCGCAACGCAATCTTGCGGTTGTTATAAAAAAGAAATTTCTAAAATTCTCGCAAAGGAACATATAGCGGGGAAAAACAAAACGCACGGTAAAACAGGCACTTTAATCTATAAAGAATGGTCTGAAATGAAAAGACGCTGTTTTAATTCGCACGATACAAGTTTTCAATATTACGGTGCGAGAGGAATAACAGTTTGCGAAAAGTGGAAAAACGATTTTGAAGCATTTTATGAAGATGTTTCAAAATTACCTAACTTTGGTAAAGAGGGTTATTCACTTAACCGCATAGATAATAACGGAAATTATGAACCTGATAATGTTGGGTGGGCTAATGATATAACACAAGCCAATAATCGCAGAACAACAATTTTAATAAATTACAACAACAAAAAATATCCTCTTTCAGAATTAGCGAGAATGTATAGGGTATCTTCTAAGAAACTATACAAACGCTATATTGTTTTGCATTGGGATATAGAAAAAGCATTAAACACTCCATAAAGGGGTGTTTTTATGTTTACAAGGAGGCGGTGAATATGAGTGTTCGTAGTATTACTAAAATTAACAAAATTCCTGATATGATAAAAAATCTTAACGGACTTAACGGAAAGAAAATAAATGTAGGCGTTTTAGAGGGTGCGAACTCTTGGTAGGTTAGCGGCAATACACGAGTATGGCTGTAATATTACCGTAACCCCTAAAATGAGAGCATTTTTGCATTATCAAGGATTGCATTTATCGGCAAGTACAACACAAATTCACATACCCGAAAGGTCTTTTTTGCGAAGCGGTCACGACAAATATGTTGATGAAGTTTTGAAAAAAGCAGAAAAGGCACTTCCGCAGGTTGTAGCAGGGAAAATGAGCATAGACACTTATTGTGATATGGTGGGGCAAATATTAGCAACGAAAATCAAGGCTTTTGCTATTGATTTAAAATCACCGCCAAATCACCCGTATACAGTAGAGCAAAAAGGAAGTAGCAACCCCCTTATTGATACAGGGCAAATGATTGAGGGCATAACTTGGGAGGTTAAATAATGGCGTACTTTAATTTTAACCGTTTGATTGAAAAATACACGACGGAATTTATAGCCGTCATTCCCTCCGCAGGTGAATTTGACGATACGGGTAAATGGGTAGATAGTGGCGAGACAAAACAAACCTTACAAGGTGCAATAATCGGTTTTACAGAAAGCAAATTGTTTAGGTCGGAGGGAACTTTGACCGTAAAAGACAAGCATTTGTTTATGTTAGAACCGATTGATAAAGCGTTGCTCGGTGCAACCGTAATTTATGAAAATGAAAAATTCAGCATTACGGACGATAAGAGCGCAAACGCAAAATTTACGGGTGTGTATTCTTATGTACTTAAATTCAATTCGGCTTTTAATGAGGTATGAAAAATGATTGATACAAAACATATAAGAACGATTGTTGTTAAAGGCTTAAAAGAATATTTAGGAATACCTGTAATTCGCTCAAATCAAAATAAAAAGCCGTCGAAATATCCGTATATATCTTATACGATAACTACGCCTGAAAGTGAGAATAAAGGCACTTTTGGCGTATATGAGGACGGCAAAGACAGAAAGCCTGTTAAACAAACTTGGAGCGTATCAAGTTTATCGGACGACGAAGATGTTTGTTTAGAAAATGCAGAAAAAGCGCGAGATTGGTTTGAATATGTCGCACACATTTATTTAACAAATAACGGCATTATTGTTCAATCAGTGACAGCAGTTACTAATCGTGATAATGTGCTTACGGCAGAATACGAATATAAAAGCGGCTTTGATGTAGTTTTCTATATAATGAACGAAATTGAAAACCGAGCAATGAAAACAGGCGAATATATGGAAATTGTAGATATAGAAAAGGGGGTGAAATAAATTTGAGTGATGTAACAGTGGCTTTAACTACTAAAAACGCAAAAAACTCAATAAATGCGAATATCGGCGGTAATCCGACCTCAAATTATGAAGTACAGCTTAGAGAAGCAAACGCAATAGGAATAAAAAACCTTACAGAACATAGTATTCCGATTGCAGAAAATGCAACGACTTACGACATAATGAACGATATTGCAAAAATACCCTCCCTTAAATATACGACGCTTACGACGTATGCGTCATTATTTGAGGGGGCAAAATTCCCCGCAAACACAGAACTGACCGTGTACGTCGGAAAAAAAGTTGTAGATTTAATAGGTGTGTTTGCAAGTGCCACAAATCTTAAAAAGGTAAAATTCGTCGGTTATATTGACACTTGCAGTATTGAACAGGCGTTTGCAAGCTCAAGTGTTGAGGAAGTTGATTTTTCGGGGCTTGAAATATTTCAAGCAACAAGCGCAGAGGAAACGTTCGCTACTTGCAACAACCTTGTGCGAGTTTTGGGAGAGATTGACGCGGAGCTTAATTTTGTAATTTGGGGTTTTGAAGATTGCCCGAAGCTGAAAGAGGTATATTTCAAGAAAAATTCTATTGTGTGTGATGTAAACATACCAAACTCGCCCGAATTGACGACAAAATCCGTTCAAAGCATTATTGACGGCATAAATGACACGGGGGCAGGTGCTTTATTTTTGCACAGTGACGTTAAAAACAGGCTCACAGAAAAACAGAAAAAAGAATTAGCAGAAAAAGGTTGGAGTGTTGAATAATGACAGTATATGAAATCCCTAATATTAACCATTGCACAGTAATTGAAATCGGCGACCCCGTTGTTGGTTACGAAATCAGAGCAAATGAGGGGTGGTATATCCACACAGCTAAGCACAAAGAAAAGGTGTATACAACAATAATAATTGTTCCTGCATCTTACAACTTTTCGACAATTCAAATTGTCGCAGAAGAAGATTTACCCGAGGGCGCAGAAATCCACGGCGGCGATAATAGCAAAGAAGAAACAGAATAAATTTTTTTAGATTGGAGGAAATCTAAATGGCTCTTAGCGACGTAAAGGTTGTGATAAATCTCACACAGCCTACAAGAAAAAGCGGTTTTGGCTATCCTCTCATTATAGAGAGTGGAGCAACCGCAAACAAGGATTACAAAGAATGTTCAACACTGGCAGAAGTAGTAAGCGCAGGCTATGAAAACACTACTTATGTTTACAAACTTGCAAATGCTATTTTTGCACAGGACAACGCACCTAAAAAGATTGCAGTATGTTCAACAAACGGAACGGCTCTCGCTTGGGTGCAATCCGAACTCAATGCAAATAAAGAATGGCGACAGCTTATTGTTGCCGATGAACTTACAGAGGACGAAGCAACGGCTCTTTCAAATTATATTGAAACAGTTGACGGCAAAATGCTTTATATTCCCTATAACGAAACAGCAACAAGTAAAGTTACAGGCAATAAGAGGACTGTATATGTTGCGATTATAGGTGAAAATTCGGTCGCACACGCCGCAGTTGTCGGCGCAAGTGCAGGGCGTACAGTAGGTTCATTTATTTATAAAAACCTTAAAATTAAAGGCATTACACCGCTTGAAATTACAAGTGCTGACTTGACAAAGTTGGAAACCGCACACGCAAATGCGATTGTTACAAAAGCGGGTTATGTCGTCACAAGTGACGGCGTAACAACGAGCGGCGAATATATTGATATTATTGACGCGGAAGATTATATTATTCAGCAGATTAAATATCGTACACAGAAATTGCTTATTGATATGGATAAAATTCCGCTTGATAATAACGGCATTTCAATGCTTGAAAGTGTAACGGCTGATGTTTTACAAGGTTGCTATAATAACGGTATGATTGCAACAAATGACGACGGTTCACCTGCTTATACCGTTAATTTCCTTAAACGTGATGAATTAAGCGAAGCAGATATTTCAGCAAGAAAGTATATTGGCGGTCAGTTTACATTTAAACTTGCGGGCGGCGTACACGAAGTTGAAATTACAGGCGAAATTACAGTTTAATAAAGGAGGTACGAACAATGGTAACAAGATATGACGCAAAAGATACGACTATAATGGTTGATAGCACATATATCACACAGCTTGGTGAAGATATGATTACGGGCGAAAAGGACGAAGAATTTTCATCGCCCTCGGTTGGCGCACAGGGTGATGTAATTGTCAGCAGGGTAAACAACGACCTCGGTACAGTTACAATAACCGTTCAGCCTACTTGCCCGCAGAGAAAATTTCTTAATTCTCTTGCAAAAAGAGCGGATATGTTTCCTATTTGGTGTTCAAATAAGGCTCTTGGTGAGCGTTTCGGCGGCACACAGGCAAGCCTTAAAAAATACCCCTCTCTTGAAAGAAGTGCGGAAGCGTCCGATATGGAATACGAATTTCAGGTGTACGATTACACCGTAGAATAACACTAAACTAACGGGGCGGCGAAAAGCCGCTCCGTATATTTTTAATTATTTTTAGGAGGTTGTCATAATGGCAAACATTAAAACAGTAAAAAAGACAATTAAAGGAAAAGAGTATATCGCACAGTTTAACGGTATTTCGGCGGCTTTAGAAGCGATTGATAATTCATATGTTGACGGCACATCTAATACAAGTTTAGTAAAACTTTCAAAATACCTTTTTGAAAATGTAATTGTTGAGCCTAAAAATCTTAAAATTGATGATTTTGACAGTATGGACGAATTTAACGAGGTTGTATCTTTTGCCCGTAATGTAATGCAGGGTGACTTTCGCAAAGCAGAGGACGGAAGCGCAACTAAAAAAGAAGATAAGAAATAATTGGGACGCGTGGCGGTTGGTTTTTTCCGACATTGGCGATTTTACACACGATTATGTTTTTAACAAAATGACCCCTCAGGAAATAAAAGAAGCCAATATCGCGCTTGATATGGCGCAAGCGGAAATTAAAAAACAATCAAAGAAGAAATAAAGCACTCTTAAAATGTTAAGGGTGCTTTTTACCCCTTGAGAAAGGAGGTAAATATGGCACAAAATGTAATAAGGCAAGATATAATTCAGCTTGATTTTATTACAAATTTAAAAGAACTCACAAAAATTAACAAAGAAGTTGACGAACTTAAAAAGGCTTTTAAGGGTGGAGTAGGCGACGACGCTTTAGAAAAATTAAAAAATAAAGCAAACGAAGCTGTTGACCCTTTAGAGAAAGTCAAGAAAAAGGCAAAAGAGGTTTCTGATAAAGTCGCCGCTATAGGCAAAAAAGCGGCTAAAACTGCATTTAACGGACTGAAAAAGTTAGCGAGTATTTCATTTAAAGCATTGACCGCAGGAATAACAGGAGCGGCAACAGCGGTAGCTGTGCTTGTAAAAAATGCTGTGTCGGCGTATAGCGATTATGAACAACTATACGGAGGTATGCAGACCTTGTTAGGTGCAAAAGGCGCAAAAAATGTTGAGGAATACGCTAAACTAACGGGGAAATCTGTCAATGCGGTAAAGAGCGAATATAAAGAATTAACAGACAGCGAAAAATATGTAATGAAAAATGCTAACAACGCGTTTAAAACTGCGGGAATGTCTGCTAATCAGTATATGGAAACTATTACCACGTTTGCGGCTTCAATGAAAAGTAGCGTAGGCGGCGACGCAATGGAAGCCGCTAAATTGTCGGATATGGCAATTCAAGATATGGCGGATAACGCCAATAAAATGGGTACGCCCTTAGAAAATGTTTCTATCGTATATTCAAACCTTGCAAGAGATATGTATATGACTTTGGATAACTTAAAGCTGGGTTATGCAGGAACTAAAGAGGGTGCTAAACAACTTGTAAATGACGCCGCTAAAATAGATAAGAGCGTCAAAGCTAATGATATATCATACGCAAACCTTGTTAAAGCAATTCACGCCGTACAGGTAAAAATGGATATTTACAAAACCACACAAAAAGAAGCGTTCGGAACTATACAAGGTTCAATGAGCACTTTTAAAGCGGCGTGGGGAAACCTGCTTCCTGCAATAGTCAAAGGTGGCGACGAATTAGATTTATGTATTGATAATCTTGTTGATAGTATTGTCGGCTTTAAAGATGAAACAACGGGCGAGATAAAAGGCGGTATTATAAATAACCTTTTGCCTGCAACGGAAAAAGCATTAAAAGGCGTTGGAACACTTATAGAAAGATTAACGCCGACTATCGAAAAGCAATTACCGAAAATTATTGAAATGTTGCTACCCCCGTTAATTAAAGCGGCAACAAGCTTGTTAAGCGGACTTATTAAAGCATTACCTACAATAGTCAAAGCTTTAGCGAAAGAAATACCGTACATTTTTAAGGAATTGGGCAGTGCTATTCAAGAAACATTTGGTGACAAATTTTCTTTGCTTAAAAAATTCGGCGATTTTTGCGCTAAAAATCAAAGTAAAATTAAAAAGCTTATTCCCGTTTTACTTGGGCTTGTCGGTGCTTTTATGGCATTTAGCAAAATAAAATCTGCGGTTTCTGTGTTTTCAGGTCTTTTTGGAAAATCAAAAGGCGGTGACAGCAAAGGTGGCGGTAACGGCGGCGGTCTTTTTGACGGTCTTGCTAAATTTGCAAAAGCTAAACCTACTACCATATTAAAAGGAATAGCAAACCTTGCTATTATTCTTGGCGGCTTAGTTATTCTTACTGCCGCTATTATGGCACTTTCGCCGTACCTTGCGAAATTAACCGATATGAAATCATTTGTTAAATTGGTTACTTGTATTACGATTTTAGGTCTTGTCGGTACAGGTTTAGCGTGGCTTGGAGAGCTGACGGGAAAAATACCTATTACAACGGTGCTAAAAGGTCTTGCTAATATGGCGATTATGCTTGTAGGATTTACTGCATTAGCGGCGGCGTTTATGTTTGTCGCTCCATATATTTCAGGTCTTTCGGATATTAAAACATTCCTAAAATTAGCAACAATTGTTTTAGTGCTTGGTGTTGTCGGTATGGCATTAACTTATTTAGGCTCTATAGCAGGTGTAATGCCAATTAAAACCGTGCTTTTAGGTTTAGCAAATATGGCTATTGTATTAGTGGGATTTACTGCATTAGCGGCGGCGTTTATGTTTGTCGCACCTTACATTACGGCTTTTGCAGACCTCAAACAATTTTTTGCGTTAGCGGCTATAATTACGGTTCTCGGTGCTGTCGGTATGGCATTGACAATATTTGCAGGTATAGCGGGATTAATTCCTATTCCTATTGTGCTTGCAGGTTTGGCAAATATGGCATTAGTCATAGGCGGCATTACAGGCTTAATTATTGCATATGGTAAATTGTCCGAAGCAAAAGGATTTAACGATTTTATAACAAAAGGCGGTGAAGCACTCGCAAAGTTGTTTAATATAATCGGTAAAATCGGCGGTTCTCTAATCGGTGGAATTGGTGAGGGCATTGCAAACTCTTTGCCCGCTATTGGCGAAAGCATTGGTAAATTCGGCGAAAATATAAAGCCTTTGTTTGCGGCTTTTAATGGCGCAGATATGAGCGGTGTCGGAACTTTCTTTAAGTCGTTGGGAGCTTTTATGCTACAAATGGCAGGCGAGAAACTGCTAACCCTATTTACGGGCGATATAAATTTAGCTGACCTCGGAAAGCAACTTAACACTTTTGCCGAAAATTCAAGCGGATTTTTTACAAAAGTTGCAGAGTTTCCCGAAAACGGGTTTACAAACGGCACAAAGTTATTTGATTGCCTTGCGGGTATGAAAAGTTTACCGAAAGACGGTGGCGTTGTTGGTTGGTTTACAGGTTCTATAAACTATGAAAATTTGGCTAACGGACTTTATCAGTTGTCGAGCGAAAAGGTTAAAAACTTTTTTATTGCTGTAGCTGAATTAAAACAAGCAGGGTTTGACAATGCAAAAAGTTTGTTTGATTGTCTTGCAGGTTTAAAATCTTTGCCGAAAAAAGGCGGCGTTGTCGGTTGGTTTTGTGGTGATGTTAATTATACAAACATAGCTAACGGATTAGCGGCATTGTCGCGTAAGGGCGTTTCAAATTTCTTTACTATGGTAGGCGGTTTAGAAGAAAAAACATTTACAAATATGACCGCATTATTTAAAGCTCTCGGCAGTATAGGCAAATTACCCAAAGAGGGCGGTTGGTGGGATAAGCTCACGGGTAAAGAAACTACCACATTAGGCAATATTGCAACCGAATTAGGTAACTTTTCCAAAAACGCGGCTACTTTCTTTGAATTGGTTAATAATCTTAATCTTGATAATTTAAACGGATTATGGGCTTCATTGAAAAAATCTAAAGATGTAACCGCGAATATGTCAAAAATTGTTAGCAATAACATAGACGAAATTGTTGACAAAATTTCAAAATTGCCGCAGAAAATGGGCGACGCTCTTAGAAATAATAGCAAGAATTTAAGCAACGGCTTTGTGGATATGTGGGAAGCCGCTGTTAAAGCGTCTGTTGCTCCTGTAAACAAATTGCTTGACGGTGCGAACCATATTTTAAAAGAGTTTGGCTCTGAAAAAAGTGTTATTTCGTGGAAACCTTATGCAAAGGGTACAAAAGGACACAAAGGCGGTAACGCTCTTGTAAATGACGGCAGGGGCGCAGAATTAGTGCAAATGCCTAACGGTAACACCTTTATACCGCGGGGTAAAAACGTATTCATTCCTAACGCTCCTAAAGGAATGAAAGTTTTGCCCGCCGAACAAACGGCTAAAATTATGGGTAGAAAAACACCTACTTATAAATATGCTAACGGTGTAGGCGATATTTGGGATTACATAGATAACGCAAGTGGATTAGTAAGTAAAATATCCGATAATATCAATTATGACGGATTGAGCAAATACCCGTTAAATTCAAGTAAAGCTATGGTATCAAGCTTTTCGGGTGCAATGACACCGTGGGTAAAAAAACTTTTCGAGGAAGCAGGGGCTTTAAGCCTTGCAAATTATAATCCCGCAAAAGGCGTTAAACAATGGCGAACAACTGTTTCAAGAGCTTTAAAAATGGAAAAGCAGTATAGTATTGCCAATGTTGCAAGAACACTTTATCAAATGCAAACTGAAAGCGGCGGCAATCCGAAAGCAATTAACCTTTGGGATAGCAACGCTAAAAAAGGTATTCCGTCAAAAGGTCTTATGCAAGTTATTGACCCGACTTTCCGCGCTTACGCAAGAACGGGATTTGATAAAAATATATACGACCCGTTAAGCAACATTTTAGCGTCAATTCGATATGCGGTATCTCGTTATGGCTCTTTGGCAAAAGCATATAGAGGTACAGGCTACGCTAACGGCGGCATAGCATATAAGCCGAGTATCTTCGGCGAGGACGGCGCAGAAATGGCGATACCGTTATCTGCAAGAAAGAGAAACCGAGGTATAAAACTTTGGCAACAAACGGGCGATTTGTTGGGATTATCAACTTATGCACCTGAACAAGAAAAAGGCGGTTATTCTTCTACTACAACTATTGAAAACAATACCTATGCGCCGCAATTCACAATCAATATAAGCGGAACGAGCGACGATAGGGCAACCGCTCGTAAGGTAAAACAATGGGTAGCCGAAGCAATGGACGAAGTATTTACAAGCCTTGAAAACAAAAAACCGAAGTTAAGGGAGGTATAATAATTGGCTTATATCAATAATCAGTATATTTTTGTAGAAACTGACGACATAACAGATGATGTTGAAAGCACATCACACCCTGTCGAAAGCGGAATAGATGTTACTGACACTATTATAAAAAAGCCCATTACTATCTCCCTTAACGGTAAAATTGTAGACCACGGGAAAGTAAAGGCTTCTGCAATTCTTGAAAAAATAAAGAAGATGAAAAATAGCGGTTCTGTAATTAAGTACAGAAACGCTAACGTAACTGCTAATAATATGCAAATTCAATCATTCCATTATCAACAAAGCGCAGACGTTTACGGCGGCTTTACTTACGATATGGAATTGAAAGAGGTTCGATTTGCTAAAAACTCTTACACGGCGAAAAAGAAAACCGCGACCAAAAGTAACACTGTAGGCACAATTAAGGTAGGCTCAAAGGTGATATTTAAAGGCGGCAATGTATATGTTTCGTCCGACGCGAAAAAAGCGGCGGCTAAAAGAGGACGAAGCACTTGCAAGGTCACAATTATAAATACGCGGTCTTGGGCTAAACACCAATATCACTTAATTAGCACGGACGGCGGCAAGGTGTACGGTTGGGTTGATAAATCGAATATTGAGGGCATAAGCACCAATGTAAAAACGAAATCTTCAAGTGGTACACAACAAGTATCAAACGGAAACGGAACGGCAGTTTATCACAAAGTAAAAAAAGGTGAGTGTGTTTATAACCTTGTAACAAAGAATTACAAAGAATTAGGCAAAAGCTGTCAATGGGTGATAGACCATAATCCGTCTGCATTTAGTAGAAAGGGCGACCCGAGAACTTTAAAAATCGGCTCAAAACTTCTTATGGGCTATAAATAAGGAGTGAAAATATGAAAGATAAAATTGAAATCAAAAAATCGTTAATTCCCTATACCTTTGATATTTTGCTTTCGGGCGAGGTTTTTACAATTCGGGTTGATTATAATAAAAATGCGGATTTGTTTGTTTTGAGGTTGGAAAAAGACGGCGAAATTATATGTGCAGGTGAGCCTATTATATATGGCGTTCCTTTATGGCAAGATGTTTTTGTTTCGGGGAAATATCCTGCACTTATAATTGTGCCTTTAGATGAAGCAAATAATATGACCGCCGTAACTTATGACAATCTTGATGAAACTGTATTTTTAATAATTGATAACGGAAGTGAAACCATTGAATAAGTCACAAGTAGTTAAAGAAAAAGGCGTAAACAAAAACACATCACGGCTTATAAAAGCTATGCAGGAATGGGCTAAACCAACTAATGTAGATTTTATAAAGCCTAACGGTCTTTTCGGTAGTGTTGCCATTGTCAAGTGTAATGGCGTAACAATAAATTCTAAAAATTTAGATTTAGAGTTTAATGTTCCTTTTGATGATGATATGGAAGCAAACGAAGCCGAAATAATTGTTTACAACCTTTCAAAAAGCACTATAAGTAAACTTAAACGCAAAAAAGCAATATCCATTGAAGCAGGATATGATAAAGACACGGGCGTTATATTCAATGGTTTCATTGACCGTGTAACTACAAAGCGCGACGGAGCGGAAAAGATAACAACAATAAAGTGTTTTGATGATGTTTCAAATAAAACTGTAGAAAGTTTAACTTTTGCGGCAGGCACAAAAGCAAGTTATATTTTAAAAACGCTTTTGAATAAAACGGGATTGCCGATAGCTGTTTTTAAGGTTAGGCGTAATTGGACTTATAAAGACGAAGAAACTGTAGACGGCGATTTAATGCAGAATATCAAAAAATATTCGGAGGTTTGCGGTATTTCAACTTATGTTAATAAGGGCAAGATATATTCGCGATACATAAAAGACGGCGATAATATCAATTTTACGGTTGATGTTGAACACGGAATGTTAGATAGCCCCGAAGAATTTGAGGAAGAACAGACGGCAGAAGATTATACAGAAACGGTTACAGGCTACAACATAAATATGCTGTTACAGCACCGAATGACAACAGCGGCAATTATTAAGCTTAAAAGTCTTACTGCGAACGGCACATTTAGAGTTAGAAAAGGGAAACACATTTTTAACGAAAGTGAAGCAAGAACCGAAATTGAGGTTATATAATATGGGATATATGAAAGTTATTGAAAATATGATAGAAGAACAATTGTTAGATATGCACACGGCTTATTTAGGTAGGGTTTTATCTATCAATGGCAATAGCGCGAAAATTCAACCTTTAGGAATGTATAAACAATATGGCGAAACGGCAAAAAAACAAGCCGTTGTAAATGCTCTTGTATTGCGGAACGCAAAATATAAAATCAGCAAAAATGGCGATACCCCTGTTCTTGAACCGTTACGAACAGGCGATACCGTTTTATGCGTTTGTTGTGATAGAGATATAACGGAAGCAAAGAACGGGGTAAACAGTGTTCCTGCAATCGGACACCATTCACTAAGCGATAGCGTTATTGTCGGCATTGTATGAGGTGAGCAAATGAAAGGTTTTGCACTTGACAGCAACGGCGATTTAATGATAAAAAACAATCAAATTCAAATGGTAAATGGCAATGAGTTAATTCGTCAAACTATAGAAAGCGTACTAAAAACAAATAAAGGTGAATGGTTTTTAGATACCGACGAGGGTATCACCTTTGATAATATATTAGGCAAAGAAAAAACAGAAGAAATAATAAGAAACGAGATAGAACAAGGATTATCGCAAGTCGATAGTTCTTTTTTTATTGACGATTTTTCTTGTGAGCTTAACAACAAAACAAGAAAATTAACAATTAAATTCATAGTCAAAAATGAAAATGGCGAAACGATAGAGGGTGAAAATGTATGGGATTAACAGAAGCGGGATATATTCGTAAAACCTATGATGAAATTCTTGACGATAAAATAAGTAAAGCGAAAGAGCTTTTTGGTGAGGATATAGAGACAGACGAAACAACCGCCCTCGGTAAATATATTAGAATTAACGCATACGACCAAGCCGAAGCCGAAGAAACAGCCGAAAATATTTATTATTCTCGTTTCCCGAACACGGCAAGCGGAACAAGTCTCGACCGTCTTTGTGTTTTCGTAGGAATAAGCCGCAATCCTGCAAGTGCCGCAACTTTTACAGTTAATGTACAGGGTACAGCGGGGGCAACAATTCCAATGGGCTTTTTGGTGGGTACAGAAAGCGGAATTAACTATTATAACACAATGGCAGTTACACTGAATGAAAGCGGTAAAGGCGTATTAACCGTTGAATGCACGGAAACGGGGGAAATCGGTAATGTTAGTTATGAAGAAATAACGCAAATTGTAAATCCTGTTGCAGAAGTTACAAGTATTGCAGGGGCAAGCGTTGTTACTTTAGGCACAGAGACTGAAAGCGACTATTCATTAAGAAAACGATTTGCACAAGCAAGAGAGGGTTTAGGAAGTTGTAACGAAAGCGCGATACGCGCGGCTTTGTTAAGAGTTGCAACGGTTACAAGTGCGGGCGTTATCGTCAACGATACTGATACTACAGATACAAGCGGTAGACCGCCGCACAGTTTTGAGTGTTATGTTTCGGGCGGCGAAAATTATCACGCTGAAATCGCACGAACGATTTTCGATAAAAAGCCGCTCGGCATTAAAACGTTTGGAAGCGTAACAGAAAACGTTATTGACGAAGGCGGTTATACACACGAAATTAAATTTTCTCACACTTCTTATATTGATGTAAAAGTAAAGATAAGCATTAAAACAAATGCAAATTATGAGGGCGCAACAAGCAAAGAAAAAATAAGGAGTAACATTACTACTTATATTAACGGGCTTGGTGTGGGTGCTGATGTTATTTTATCCTCTTTATACGGACAAATTCACGCTGTTTCAGGAGTTTCCGAAGTTACGGTTTTGACCCTTTCGACAGACGGAACAACATATACTACAAATAATGTGAATGTTGATGAATGGGAAATCGCCCGTTGTGTGAGTGTGGCAATAACGGAGGTTACTTGATGTGAAAGAATATAATGCAGAAAATCACGCCCAAAATCTACCTGACGCATACAAAAAAACAAATGATAGCAATAACTATAAAATACTTGCGATTGAACAATACGCGGTAAATGATTTTCGTAAAACTTTGCAACAGTTAGAAGATTGCACCGATTTAGACAAGGCGACAGGTAAAACGCTTGATTATTACGGCGATACTGTAGGGCAACCGAGAGGACTTGCGACAGATGAACAGTATATTTTAATGATTAAAGCAAAAATAATGCGTAATCTTTCTAACGGAAGTTATCAAAGTATTGTTAATAGTCTTTGTATGACCTTTAATTGCAAACCGTCGCAGGTATCAATAATAGAAGCTGACGAACCTTGCGTTGTTCAAACGGTGGCGTTGCCGCTTGATATAGTTGAAACCGCAGGTTTAACGGTATCACAAACAACAGAAATTATTAAAAAAATGTTGCCTGTGGGAATTAAACTTGAAACATCTTTGCTTGAAGGTACATTTGAGTTTGGCGAAAATGAAAACGAAACCGACGAAAACGCAGGATTTGCAATAAGCGAGGACAACCAAACCATAGGCGGTTATTTCGGAACTATGCAAAGCGAAAATATTATTTTACCTATATAAAGGGGGTTAAATTATGAGTTTTAAAAATCAAATACCTGAATGGAAAAATAAAGGTGTAGAGCCGAGCACATCATTAAAAAATAACGGATTTCAAACAGCGCAAAAACCGCCTGCAAATATATTTAATTGGTTTTGGTCTTTAGTATCAAAGGCAATTACTGAATTGCAAAACGAGGTTGGAAAAAGAGATTTATACGGGAAAACTGTAAATCCTACTCCTGAAACTTCTACAACGGCAGAAGTTGGAGCTGAAATTGCTAATGATTATCGAACAAGGACCTATACCGAAAGCGGCATTCCAATCGGCGGGAATGTCGCAAGTGGAAAGTATAGCAGAGCCGAAGGTATGAGTGCTACCGCAAGCGGCGAAAGCTCACACGCCGAGGGCTACAGAACTATTGCGAGTAATGGCGGTTCGCACGCCGAGGGCGGCACTACTACCGCAAGCGGTCAATATTCGCACGCCGAAGGTGGTGCTACCAACGCAAACGGAGATTATTCACACGCCGAGGGCGGCACTACTACCGCAAGCGGCAAATATTCACACGCCGAGGGTCATAGCACTACCGCAGTTGGAGATTATTCACACGCCGAGGGTGTCAGCAGTACCGCGACAGGTAATTATTCACACGCAGGTGGTTATGGAACAAATGCCGCAAGCGCGGCGCAAACAGCAATAGGAATGTATAATGTTATAAATGAGGACGCATACTTTATTGTTGGTTATGGAACAAGTGCAACGAAAGCAACCGCATTACGAGTAAGCAAACAGGGGAAATGTTACGGTGCAAGTGCTTTTTTATCATCAGGAGCTGACTATGCCGAAATGTTTGAGTGGGCTGACGGCAATCCGAATAATGAAGATAGGCGCGGCTTATTTGTTGTTCTTGACGGCGAAAAAATAAGAATTGCTAACGAAAACGACAAAGAAAATATTTTAGGCGTTGTATCTGCTAATCCCTCTATTGTTGGTGATGTTCGTTCCGAAGAATGGCAGGGAATGTATAAAAAAGATGTGTTTGGTGCTGATATTTGGAAAGAAATTGAAATACCCGAAGAAACATTAGCGGACGGCATTATTATTCCTAAACATACAGAAAAACAGAGGGCAATCAATCCCGAATATGACGCAACTCTTGATTATACAAGTCGTGACAACCGCAAAGAATGGGCGGCAGTCGGTATTATTGGTAAATTGGTGATGATTGACAACGGCACTTGTGAAGTTAATGGATATTGCAATGTCGGGGCAAACGGCGTAGCTACAAAAGCGGAGAGCAAAACCGCATATCGTGTAATGTCAAGAATTGATGATACACATATACGAATTTTTATTAAATAACAAAAACACATCTTTAAAAGGTGTGTTTTTTTGTTATAAAAATTTTTTGGAGGTTTTTCAATATGAAAAAGAACGTTAAACAAAGTTTTGCAGAACGACGAAACCCGCCTACAGAAAGGAGGGTTGATAAATAATGTTCTATTACGCAGAGATTGACAACAATTATTTAGTGGTTGATGTTCACGAATTAACCGTACAATCCGCTAATAGTAATTATATTCCGATAACGCAGGAACAATACACAAGCGGAAATCTTGTAGGAAAGTATTTCAATAAACTTAATTCAAGTTTTGAAATACTTGGGGATAATACAGGTTCGACGGATTGGGTGAACTACAGAAGCACACAACAAATACTTTCAACTGTTCTTGATAATTTAAGGGCAGATGTGAACGAAAAGGCGAAAGCAGACCACACACACACTATTGCAACAGAAAATGCAAGTGGCTTAATGAGTTATGAGGATAAAGTAAAACTCAACGGCATTGAAGCAGGGGCGAATAACTATACTCACCCTGAAACTCATTCCGCAAATATGATAACGGGGCTTTCCAATGTTGCAACTTCGGGAAGTTATAACGATTTAAGCGATAAACCTACCATTCCTGCCGTTCCTGCTTCGCTTCCTGCAAATGGCGGCAATGCTGATACAGTGGACGGTAAACACGCTAATGATTTTGCTACTGCAACGCATAATCATAATTCGGAATACGCGGCACTCTCACATAATCACGATTTAGATTATGCCCCCATTTCACATAATCATAATAATTATGCACTTGCAACAGATGTAGCAGAAATAGAGGAAACTGTGAACGGCAAAGCTAATATATCGCACTCACATTCTCAAAGTGATATATCGGGCTTATCTTCTGCATTGTCGGGAAAGGCTAACGCGACACACACTCATACCGAGTATGTGACAAACACCGATTTTTCCGCACTTGAAACCGCCGTTGACGGTAAAGCGGAAGTAAACCATACTCATTCGCAGTATGCAAATGTAAGTCATACCCATACACAGTATGCGGCAACAAACCATACACATAATCAATATGCGGCGACAAATCATACCCATTCAAATTATGCGACTACCGCAGATGTTGAAACGCTTGAAACAGAAATTAACGGGAAAGCAGAGGGAATACACACTCACGCTCAAAGTGACATTACAGGTCTTGTGACGGCTTTAAGTGGAAAAGCGAACACTTCACATAATCATAGTGTGGCGACAACTTCCGAAAATGGTTTTATGAGTAGTGTGGATAAATCAAAGCTTGACGATATTGCAACGGGAGCAAACAAAACAACTGTTGACAATGCTTTGAGCGGAACAAGTACAAATCCTGTACAGAATAAGGTTGTAAACACGGCTCTTTCAAATAAGGTTGACAAGGTAAGCGGCAAAGCTCTTTCTACTAATGATTATACGACCGCAGAAAAAAACAAACTTGCAGGAATAGCGGCAGAAGCAAATAATTATATTCACCCCTCGACACACGCGGCAAGTATGATTACAGGGCTTGCGAATGTGGCTACAAGCGGCGATTATAACGACTTAGCAAACAAGCCGACAAGTATGTCGCCCACGGCTCATACACACGCACAGGGCGAAATTACAGGGCTTTCGGAAGCATTGAGCAACAAAGCGCCGCTTAATTCGGTTGAAGTGCTTGAAACGGGAACAAACTTAAATAATTATAAAACCGCAGGTATGTATTCTTTTTCTGTTTCTTCTGCACCGCTAAATATGCCGAATGGTTGCACAAATGGTTGGCTTATTGTTATTCCGTGGAATAAGGGAAGTAATACAATCAAACAAATCTTTTTGCGGCACGGAACGCCGAGTAGCACTGATTGTTATACATACACAAGGTTGTATACTGTTACAGGCGGTTGGGGAAGTTGGAGTACATTTTATACGACAAACAATCCACCGACTGCAAATGATGTTGGAGCGATAAGCAAAGATTTAATGTTTACCAATAATGACGGCGGCGTTGAATATTCGTATGGAGCAAATTCGGGAAAGAATGTTTTAACTGAAATTTCTAATATGGCAGAGGGTTTTCACACTATTTATGCTATTACAGGAACAACAGGAAATCCCGAAACGACTGAAAGCTATAGGTATTTTATTCACAAAACTTCAAATACAATCGGTTGGATATATGCTTTTGGTGCGGACGGTTCTATTTATTCAAACTATCAATCCGCAAAAGGAACTTTTAAGGGTTGGCGAACAATACACGACACTAAGCGTAAACCTTTGTGGACGGGTTCGTATTATATGACCGCAGGGCACACCGTAACGCCGAGCAAAAAACTTTCGGACTGTGAACACGGTTGGATTTTGCTTTGGAGTGATTATGACCCCGACACGGGCACTGTAAATAATACCGACTTTTGTACAACAATGATACCTAATCGAAATTGGACGGGCGGCACTTGGAACGGCGCGGCTTGGTATTGTGATTGCCCGAGATACGCCCCTGCTACAGCGACGGACAGCGAGAGCCGTATAATTAAGGTGCTTAATGTATACAACAACAAACTTGTCGGTAATACCTATAACAATGTTGCTCCGAGAAATGATGTTATTCTCCGAGCAGTATATGAGTTTTAAGGCGGTGATAGCAATGAATAGCACTGTGGTAGTAGCGATTATATCTTTTATAGGGACTATATCAGGTTCATTATTTGGAATTTTAGCCGCTAACAAACTTGTAAACTATCGACTTTCCGAACTTGAAAAAAAAGTTGGGAAACACAACAACCTCATAGAACGAACTTATAAACTTGAAGAAAGGGAAGAGGTTGCGGAAGAAAAAATTAAGGTTATCAATCATAGAATTGACGACCTTGAAGCCTATCACAAATAAGGAGGAAACTTATTATGAAGATAAATTGGAAATTAAGATTAAAAAACAAAACGACCCTTATCGCTTTGGCGACCCTTGCAGTTGCTTTTGTTTATCAGGTGCTTGGTCTTTTCGATATAGTGCCGTCTGTAGGCAAGGATAATGTAATGAATACGATTACACTTCTTGTCAATATTCTTGCCGCATTGGGTGTTGTAGTTGACCCCACAACCGCAGGAATAAGCGATAGTACAAGAGCATTAAACTATGAAAAACCTGTAGATAACAGTATAGAAAGCGAGGAATAAACAATGTCAAAAGTTTACATTGGTGTAGGACACGGCGGCAGTGACGCGGGAGCAGTAGCGAACGGATTTCGTGAAAGTGACTTGAACCTTTCAGTCGCAAAAGCTTGTTACGATTATCTCAAATCAAGGGGTGTAGATGTTAAAATAAGTCGCACCAAAGATGTTGATGTATGGATTGCAACAAAAGTTAAGGAAGCAAACGCTTTCGGCGCGGATTTGGCTCTTGATATTCACCATAATGCAGGCGGCGGCGACGGTGCAGAAGTGTATTATTCAATTAGTGGCGGCACAAGCAAGAAACTTGCCGAAACAATCCTTGCGGAAATGGGAAAAATCGGGCAAAATTCAAGGGGTGCTAAAATAAAGAAAAATGCAAGCGGAACAGACTATTTCGGTTTTATCAGACAAACTAATATGCCGTCCGTTCTTGTTGAGTGTGCTTTTATGGATAATAAAAAGGACTTGGCAATCGTTGATACAGCGGCAGAACGGGTAAAAATGGGTGAAGCAATTGCAAAAGCTATTTTAATTGTTCTCGGAGTTGCGGATAAAAAAGTAACAACAATCAAGAGTGATAAAATAGTAAAAGGCGCGGTTGTTTCTATCTCAAAAAATGCTGAATATTACGACGGAACGACTATTCCGAGTTGGGTTTGCAACAAGAATTGGATTGTTAAAGAAAATCCTAACGGCGACCGTGTTGTGATTGACAAGTCTACGGACGGAAAAAACTCAATTTGTAGTGCTATTAGCTCAAAATATCTTACTGTTGTTTCTAATGGTTCTGTAAAAAAACCTACTGCTACTACGGCGACTATCAAGGAAGGCTCTAAAGTAAGAGTTAAGAGCGGCGCAAAAACGTATACAGGCGGTGCGCTTGCTTCGTTTGTTTATAAAACTACCTATACCGTTCTTGAAAAACCACAAGGAAACAGGGTTGTAATTGGTCTTAATGGCGTTGTAACGGCGGCAATCAATAAAAATGACCTTATACTTGTTTGATTTAAAATTTAATACATAATAGGAAAAGGCTACACCTTAACGGGTGTAGCCTTTTTTTATTGCTCAAATTCAGTTAAAGCCCATTTCATTTCATTTTTTAAATTTGCGAGTTTTTCAATTTCGGCTTTTTTCTCTTGAATAATTGTTTTGATTTCTTGCGGTGTTTTCGGCGTTTTAGGGTTTTCGTTTTTTTCGTACTGTAGTAAAAATTGTTTACCTTTGTTTACTGTTTTTTCTAAATCGTCAATTTCTTTTGTAACGCCAACAATTGCATATTCAAGGATTTGTTTTTGTGTAAGCACTTTTAATCACCCTTTTTAATCAACTTATGTTTACCATTATTAATTGTAACATCAAAGCCTAATAATTTTAAAATTTGCTTTTCGCCTACATAATAACCTTCGGTTGACGCTTTCCAATCGGATTTAACGAAGCGTTGCAAGTCGAAATGAAAGCGGTAAATGCTTATTATCGAAAAAATAAGACGCTGAAAGGCTATAAAGATTATACCGACGAAAAGGCGGCAGAGCTTGACGAAGCTATAAAAAGTAGTTTGTACGGCGTGCCGTTCCCGTCTTATGAATTGACAAACAATAATGCAAAAATCAAAAACGCCAAAGCAAGAATTACACAGATTGAACGGCTCAAAAAAGCGGCAGAGACAGCCGAAGAACAGCCGAAAGAAGAGTATAAAACCGATTTATTTAAAGTTGTTGAAAATGCCGAAATAATGCGGTTGCAATTGTTTTTTGACGACAAACCCAGCGCAGAGACAAGAGCGATTTTAAAAAAGCACGGTTTTAGATTTTCGCCGTCAAATAACAATGCTTGGCAAAGACAATTGACAAATAATGCGAAATACAGTTTAAAACGAGTAATAGAAGAGTTACAAGGGGTGTAAAGCCCTTTGTAATTTTTATCACAAAAGAGATAAAAATTATACAAAAAGAAGTTGTAAACTTTGTGCATTTTGCATATTGTATTTGTGCCTTATATGTGATACAATATAGACACAAAAAAAGAAAGGCAAGCACACAAAGTGCAGAAAGAAAACGAGGTAATTAATTATGAAAAACACTTATTATTTAATCGAAACAGACAGCGAACGCAGTTGCGCCGATGTGTTGAGTGTTTACACAAACAAGAAAAATGCAATAGCAGAGTGCAGAAGAAAGAGAGCGATAAAAGACGCGGGCAACGGTCTTAGACGCATAGAGGGTAGTCGAGAGCGGTATACAGAAAGATATTTCATCACGACGACAGACGAATTTGTGCAATCGACAACATTTGAGGGCGGTTTTCATCGAGTACCGCGTGAAGCGATTATATTTTAACGCAGAGTGACGCCCGAAAGGGCGGTAATGCGGGCAAAGGGTAAAAATCCTTGACGGTCACAACCCCGTGTTAATCGTTACCCGCTTGCGGCTTTAACAGGTGATTTTGTAAGCCCTTGTTATTGAAACGGGCAAAACAGGCTGAAAGAAAAAGCGGTAAAAAATTTAATATCGAAAGGTTGATTTAATGAAAGCAATATCAATTAGAAACCCATATGCACATTTAATTATGTGCGGCGAAAAAGAAATTGAGTGCAGAAGTTGGCAAACAGATTATAGGGGCGATTTACTTATTTGCAGTAGTGCAAATCCTAAAATCAAAGACACTATTTGCGGTTACGCCTTGTGTATTGTGCGGCTTGACGGCATAGAGCCGTTTAAGAAAGAGCATTTAGACGCGGCGTGTATGAGCGAAATGCCCGAAGGCAAACAGTATGCTTGGCATTTAACAGACTTGCGAATTATAAAGCCGTTTGCGGTCAAAGGTAAGTTAAATTTCTTTAATGTTGATGATAAGCAGATAGAAATACTTGACAATGGCGACGATAGTTTGACAGACGAAGAGGTTGAAAATATGTATACAAAGTATATTGAACCTTTGATGTACAACGGGCGATAAAGTTAGTTATAAAGGCGGCTTTTTGAACATACAAAGAGCCGCCAAATAATGAAAGCAGGTGATGAAATGAATAAAAAAGGAATTACAGTAGAGATAGCAAAAAAAATACGCGACGATAAAGGCATTAAGGAAACGAAATTGCAAAAATTGAGAGTGAAAAAGGGCTATTCTCAAAAGCAATTTGCCGCAGTGTCGGGAGTTACTGTGAGAGCTATTCAAGGATATGAGCAGAGAAGCAGACCCATTGAGGGAGCGAGGTTAGATACTCTTTGCAGTTTGTGTTTTGCTCTTGATTGCAAAATTGAGGATATTCTTGAAAATGAAACATTAATCGAAAAGTACAAAATATGTAAATGAGAGCGTTCGCCACCTTTTTATTTTTTGGGAAAAGCGAACTAATGCAAACAGAGATATTAGAACAAAAAAGGCGGGGAATAATCCCCGTCTTTCCTTATTTTGCTAAAATCAGTTTTTTGCCGAGTTTTCGCAAATATATATAGTAAAACAAAAATTCGTCATAATCTTTGAAAATTATCCATTTATCATAAATTATTAACGCTTCAATTTCTTGATTGGCGATAACTTTATTAACCGCTTCGGTAAATCTATCACCCCGAATATCAAAAATTCTATGCTCAATGGAATATCCGTATCGTTTGGCTTTTTCATTGCAAATATTGTGTTGCTCAAAAATGGATATTTTTGTATTATTAGACATATATAAAATACAATTCATCTTTTTAGACCCCTTTGTTTGTAGGCTGTTGGTGCGTTTTTCGTTTGATGTTTCTCTTTATGTTCATCGGTGATATTAGGCGACTTGCCCCGCCATTGCCTGTTAACACGGTACTTGTATACTATATACACAAATTTTACTATTAAAGTTTGTGTATTTTTTGTGCGTAAATTAAAAGAGTATTCTTTAAGTTCAATTGCTCCAAAAACAAATCTGCCCACCTTTTATAAATTGAATTAAGGAAACCAGTGAAATCGGGGGTTTCGTGGGGGAATATGTTAGAATAAATATAGGGATATTAAATTGTGTTCGTCAACTAACGGAGCAGTTTGATAAAAAAGGAGATGCATATATTTGTCGAAAAAATATGATGTTATCAATCCTGTTGTTGATAAAGGTAAAGAAGTTGTTGCCGATGAAGTGAGTAAAGTGGCAGGCAAGGCTGTGACTGACTTTGTGAAAAAAATCATAAATAAATATCCTTTAGAGACAGTTGTTGTATTGGGCGCAGCATCGACTGTTTATCTTTTTTTCCAAAATGCTCAAAGCAAACCAAAACATGAGACATAAGTTGATTTATATTGTGAAATAATTCACTAAATAAACTGAACCGTTAGTTGAATTTTTAACAAAAAACAACCCTTGTATAGTAAGTAGTTCAGTTTTGAGGTACACACTTTGAAAATGTAATATAAAATGAGCATCAAATTGCAATATAATTTGGTGCTCTATATACAGCAATGTTGCCCATTATTATAAAAATAAAGGGCAGAAATCCTTCTTGGACTAACGTACCCCAGATAGGTTTTGTTTTTACTCTTGATATTTTGTATCGTGTAAACGGTACATGTTTTTATGATTCTCCAAATTTTTAATTTCATCTTGAAAGCTACTACTTCTATGAACAGAATAATCAATTACAAGTATCATTTCACTTGAATTTTGCAGCATTGCCTCTCCACTCATTAATTTGGAGGGTTCAAATTCTTGTAAAGCTGTATTTATCTTTTTAGAGCTAAACTCAAATGATTCAGCTTTGTATTGGGTATATATAGTCTTTTGAATCGATTGTATATAGTTAAAAACATATTCCCCAAACTCGAATGATTCTTCTTTAGTTGGAATTATTCCTTTGTGTAAAACACTATTTCTAAATTTGTTTTGTTTATCATCAAATATAAGTGGAGCTTCTTTAAAATGATTAATATACATTGAAGAAAAAGCTCCTAATTGTCTTTCTGAAGAATTTTTTAATTGTTTTTTCCATAGTTCTTCAGATATTTCTTCATCTATGTCATTTAAGTGCCAAATAAATTTAATTGTCCATTCTCTAAACCTCTCCACTGATGCAATAAAACATCCCACTGCTTCAAAGTAATAGCCATCCAATAAAGCATTCGCAGCCATTTGAAATAATATTTGATACTTATCATAAGCAGAAATTGCTGTTGTCTCGTGTCCTTTACAACAAGTAAAATTGTAAACACCTTCCTCATTTACAAGGACTTTATAGAATTGAAAATCTTGAGGGTCAGGTGGATTTTGACTTAATCTAATACACTGACTACAAGTAATATATATATTCAATTTCTCTCCACCTCCATTGCATCGTATTCGCTTTTTGCTTCTACTACTCTTACATATTTGTTCTTATAAACAACTCGCTATCATATCGATAGGAATATTTTAATATATAAAAAGGTGAAATAGTTCTAATTACCTTCAAATTTGTATATATTTTACTTTTTCTTAAGTACAAGTATATTTTTACTTAATATTCAGAATATTACTTGAACTGGAAATTTAAGCGTGATATGATAGGCGTACAAAAAAAGGGCGGTGCAAACCGCCCTTTCTTGCTATTGTAACCTTTCTTGATGTCCTTTCCGCCTTAAAGTCTTAACAATACTCATTTCGGACAAGGTTATCAGTATAATTCGTTCTTCATGGGGGGATAAAGAGCGACTTGCCCCCTTGTTTTTCCTCTTATCACCCCCGAGAGTAGAAAAATCCACCCTCAAATTAACTTTGAGGGTATCAGGAAAAACAACGATACTATCAACAAAAGTATTAAACACGACTTGTGCAAAGTCTACTTTGTGATTGTGCTTTAATTCCTCGCGGAACTCTAATATCATATCTTTTATATCTTGAATATCAATAATGTTTGATTGTTCTAAATATAAATTTCTTTCAATTTGTTCTTCAATGTGTTTTCTTTCTTCTTTTAATGTGTCGTTCTTTTCGTCAAGAACCTTTCTTTCCATTCCACCGTCAAGGTATAATTCCATTAACCTTTCTTGTTTTTCTTTTACCTTTTCAAGTTGCTTTCTTAGTTTTGCAGTTGGAATTTGTGGTGATTTTTTTTCTTTTTCAAGTTGTTGTATCACACTTATAGCAATTTCATCAATAGCATTGTCTGTTAGGACGGTTTTTGTTATAGTATCTACTATAAGTTTTTCGTAATAATCTTTGTTCAAGGACGGGTTAGTACAACCGTTCTTGTTTTTAATTTTGCCTTGACACTTATAATAAGCGGACATATCGCCGTTTTTGTTTTTCTTTTTGCCGCCACTTCCGCAATAAGTAAATCCGCAAATACCACAACGCAATTTACCTGTCATTAAATATTTTCTTTTTCGGTGTTTTGGCTTATTTGCGTCTTTCCGCAACTTTTGCACTCGTTCCCATAAATCCACATCAACTATTGGATTTTTGATTATACCCTCTAAACGGATAATTTCAGTTTGAGTGTGATTATAAATAAAATTACCTATATACTTTTCATTTTGCAGTAAATCGGTAATTGTGCGAGTGTTGAACTTCCTGCCGTATTGATTGCGGTAGCCCTCACGGTTTAAGCGTTCAACAATTCGTGTTTTAGGAACGCCGTCCGCATATTCCTTAAATATGCGATAAATAATTGGTGCATTTTCGTCAGGATAATAATAACCCTCATCATCAACAGACAAGCCGAGCAGTTTGCCGCCGCCTGTATGTTTACCTTTCAATGCGTTTTCTAACATTCCTTTTTTGACTTCTAAAGCAAGGTTTTCGGAATAGTATTCGTCCATTGCTTCAATAAGACTTTCAAGAATACGACCTTCAGGGCTATCATCAATCGGTTGTGTTACGGATATAACCTTAATATCAATATCCCTTAAACGCTTTTTATACAATGCACTATCATATTTATTACGAGCAAAACGGTTGAATTTATGGACTAAAACGCCGTCAATATCGTACTTGCCTTTTAAAATATCATCAATCATTGTTCGGAAATCGTCGCGATTATCCGTTGTCGCTGATTGGGCTTCGTCCGTATAGATTGCGACAAGCTTAATGTTGTTATCTTCACAGTAGTTACGAATTGCCCTTAATTGAGCGTCAATACTTTCGTCACGCTGATTGTTGGAAGAAAATCGGGCGTATGCCACAACCCTTTTAATATCTGCTCTAATCTTGTTGAACTTCCCCATTGTGTTGCTCCTTTGATGTTTATTCTTCAATCTGTAGGTACATTTTCATAATTTCTTTATATAGTTTTTCTCTTTCTGTTTTCGGAATGTCTTTATTAAGAAAAACATTTTTTGCGCGGCTTAACAATTCAAAACTTTCATTTTCTGCTGATACTCCGAAATAATCAAGCCCTACGCCGTAAAATTCAGCAAAACGGCGTAAATCGGATAAATGCGGTGAACGACGCCCGACCTCATAATTACTTATCGTTGCGCGACTTAAACCTAATTTTTCGGATAATTCTTGTTGTGTCAACTTTCGCCCCTTTCTTAAAGTTTTTAATTTATGCCCTATACACATTTAATATATCACCCCCTATCAACAATGATTACATATTATCATATAATGTTTACAATGTGTATCATTAAGTAACAAAATTCAACAAAATTCAAACATTTGTTGAATTTGCTATTGATTAAGAATTGATATATTAGTATAATATTTTCGTTGATTGCTATTGTTTACAAAAATCTGAATAATGTAACGAGGTGTAACATTTGAAGAACAGCAGGGGAATTACCATACAAGACAGATTATCACACGATATTGAATTAGCCGAAAACGCAGAAGATAGAGAGAATAAACAAGCGTTAGCATTTCAAGCACTTGGAGCAATTGAATTAGCCGTTGATTTTGGACTTATTACATATATAGAGTTTGAACAGTATATACATAAGATTATTGAAATGATATAGGGCGGTTGCCCTTGTCTTTTTTTATCGTTTTGTGTCATTTTGTTATATTTTGTATACATTGTGCAACTTAAACAAAACAAAATGTTAAAGTTTGTATACTTTGCGAATTGTAAAAATTTGTAAAAATGATATAATAGTAAGCGTCAAAAGACAAAAGCAACAAAAGAAAGAGACGCAGAACAATGAAAATCACAAAGAAAGCAATTAAAGAAGCACCCGAATACATTATATGCCTTGACCCCAAAGCGGGTGGCACAAGCAAACCGAAAGCAAACGGTTTTTATAAAAGTCTTGGCGTTGAGCTTTATTACAAGGCATTAACAGCGAAAACACCGCTTGAAGCAATGCAAGAAGCAGAAAACTATTTCGACGACACGACATATTTGATTGATATTGCGGTAAAAACAGGCGATTTTGACCCCGACAACGAAGGTGTCATTTATAAAGATGTACTCACGACGAGAGGTAACAAAAACTGGCACATTTGCGACAAAGCACATTGCGAAATCGCTAATTACACAGCATATAATCCCGAATTTATTTTCTTTCAAATGCTTGGCGAGGTAGGGGCTTAACGCCCCTCTTATGCGCCGAAAAGAAACATTTTAAGAAAGGTGATAACAAATGAAAGCGGGCAAGGTGTACGAGATAACAAAGCGCATTAAGTTACACACAAAACCATTGTACGAAGCAGATATAATGCTCACGGGGCGTTATGTACGCGAAAGTCAAAATTGGTATATATTTGATAGGTTCAAGGTTAAAAAGGCGAATGTCATTAAAATAGTCGAAACGGCGTAAAGCCGTCTATGCGGTGTCGCTGACCGTGTACTGATGATGATAGGCGAGAAAGGTATAGGTATTTATGAAAGGATACAAAGGATATAACAAAGGGCTGATATGCAGAGGTAAACAATACGCAGAAAACACGGTATTTGAAGAAGAAAACGCCGAAATCTGTAAAAGCGGTATGCACTTTTGCGAAAATCCGTTTGATGTGCTTGAACATTACGATTACGTGAACGAAAAAGCAGAATTAAACGAATTTACAGAGGTTGAAGCACTTGATGATTGTTTAACTAATGATAACAAAAAGTATACAACGAAGAAGTTGAAAATCGGCGCAAAATTGAGCATTGCAGGATTGTGTAAAGCGTTTGTTGATTTTACATTTAGCAAAGTTGATTGGAATAATTCAGCCGCCACGAACACGGGATATATGTCAGCCGCCACGAACACGGGCAATA